GCAAGACTGTCACGTTCAATGCGGGAGGTGGAATTACTCTTTCTAGAAACTCAGCAACAGACACGATTACCATTGCTGCGAATTCCGCTGTTCCCACCATGTCTAACCTTACAGGTACCACTGGCATTTCAGCCAGCGACGGTAGTGTGGTTTACCTCTTGGATGTTAACGCAATTAACGGTGGTACTATTAGCCTACCTTCAATCAGTGCTGCTGGTGATAATCTAAAGTTCGTTGTCTCAACAGAGAAGTCTACTTCTATGACAATCAAGTCTGCTAGTGGTGATAAGTTCTTCGGGAAGGTCACCCTTGACAAAAGTGACGGTAGCTCTAGGGCTATTCAAAACCAAGCCAAGAGCGGTAGCAACAACACGATTACGCTAGATAGTGATTCTGCAACCACTGGCGGAAAGACTGGAGACGTGATTGAGTGTATCGCTGTTGATACAGAGTTCTGGCTTGTAAATGCTAACCTCACAACAAGTGGTACCGCATCTAGCTGTTCCATCTTCTCAACCACTTAATGCCATGGATGATATTCTAAAGAAAGCAATGTTCTCTGAAGTCTCAGAGGTCATGGAGAGAATCGAGGAGATTACCAAGAAGTACAATCACTGTGGAGACTTGGTGTACACTGCTGCTTTTGGTTTTCTTGAAGAGGAAGGAGAAGAGGAGAATCGTTGGAGTTTGACTTACGGAAATAACTGTAGGGACTCAGGAGAGTTTGAGGAGTTTATGACACTTCAGTTTCAAGCCTTTCAAGGTGCTGAAGAAGACGAAGATGATGACGGCTTTCTAGGTTTCTACCTAAACTAAAATCATGCAACTTATTAGAAAGATTGTCGTTGGGCCAAACCCCAAGGACGCAATGGCGTACTATGTCGGGATGAAAGCTGGACAGGCTAAGGTTTGTGCAATCAAAGAAGACGATGCCGCACTATACAGGTACAACGTAAGAAGGTACCATGTTTACCTAGAGGACGAAGATTCAACGTATATTTGGAAGACGGTTGAGAACCAACCTGTTCTAATTGAGTACGATTGTAATTTTGAATGAAATCATTAAGACACTTCTTCGTTGAGGTGCCCGAGAAAACTACAGGCACTGTAACGGTAGGAGGCAAGGAGCTTTACATCGACACAAGGTTCAATGAATTTGAGCATCGTGTTTGTCATGGGAAAGTCCTGTCCGCCCCTAATTCTTTTGAGACCGGAGTAAAGAAAGGAGACACCCTGTTCTTTCACCATCATGTAACTATCAGTGATAATTTACGGATAGACGATGGCGTGTACATGGCTGTCTTGGATTACGCAAACCCTAGGGGTAGCCACGCTATTGCGTATCGAAACTCAAATGGTGAGTTGCACATGCTCGCTGATTGGGTTTTTCTTGAGCCGTTAGAATCATCTAACGAAGAGGAAGTTACCGAGGGTGGTGTAATCATAGTTTCTCATGAAGAGAAAAAAGAGGTAGAGGCTCGGGTCGTTACCCCATCGAAACGGATGGTCGAAGAAGGTGTAAGGAAAGGAGACGTGGTTGGCTTCTTACCAGACCGCGACTACAAAATGAAACTGGATGACGATAGCATTGTGTATCGCATGACAGATGATGATGTCCTCTATGTCGTCAAGTAAGTTCACAACCATCGGTGCCGCTCAAAGGTTAATGAAATCTATGGAGCTGGCTATCGACAACATGATTGATGAGGTCAAGCGTCCTGTTGACCCTGAGGCTGGTGGTTCTGCGCGTAAAGCCGAACTACAGTCCATCAAACAAACAGCCATTGATTGCAAGGAGTTGCTGGTTGAGAGACAGCGGCTTGAGCAGATGGTAAAAGACCTGAAGTCAAACGGAAGCATTGAGCAAGAAAAAGATTACTCTGGTGGATTTGCTGAAAAATTTAGTAAGTAGATATGGCAAAGTTTATCTGTAGCGATTGTAGCCACGAACAGGAAGCAACCAATACCTCGATTAGGATTATAGAGGGCAAGGCGCGTCATGATGTGATGTGCGATAAGTGTGAGGCTTACATGGAATTAAAAGAGCCTAAGTCAGGCATGCCGAGTTTCAAGTCTAACCATTGGGGTCAAGTAATGTAATGGATGCCTTATTTAAAATAGATGATTATGAAGAACCGATTGTTAAGATTTGTCCCAACGGTACGCTCGGAGATGTCGTGGAGCTTGGTGGGATTCTCATTGGTCTTCCTAAGGCTCCAACAAAAGGAATCAAAGGAGAAGGTCTGGAGGCAAGTATGCAGATGTGGGAAAGGCTACCTATGCCAGCAGAACTGTCCCGTATTCGAAGCATGGATGAGTGGGCCGAAACGCCCAAGGAGTTTCGAGAAAAGTTTCGTCCATTTATCGAGGAAGAATTTAGAAGGCGTAGGGAAGGTTTTTGGTTTTACAATAAGGGTGAGCCTACGTTTATCACGGGGCGGCACTACATGCTCCTCCAGTGGACGAAGATTGACATTGGCTACCCCTCATATCTGGGATTCCAAAGAGACATTTTCCTTCACATGGCTGCGTGCGAAGCTGACCCGCGTTGTATTGGTCAGCTTTACACTAAGTGTCGCCGCTCTGGTTACACTAATATCTGCTCTTCTGTTCTTCTTGACGAAGCTACTCAGGTTAAAGACAAGCTTCTTGGCATACAGTCGAAGACTGGTAAGGATGCTCAGGAAAACATCTTCATGAAAAAAGTGGTGTCGATGTTTCGGCACTACCCTTTCTTCTTCAAACCAATTCAAGACGGTACCACAAACCCCCGTATGGAGCTTGCGTTTCGGGAGCCATCTAAAAGGATAACGAAGAACAACAAAACATCGTATGTTGGTGACGCGCTCAATACAGTGCTTAACTGGAAGAACACCACCAACAATGCTTACGACGGTGAGAAGCTGCACATGCTGTATATGGACGAGGCGGGCAAATGGGAGAAGCCTTCTGACATCCGCGAGGCTTGGCGAATTGAGCGTACTTGTCTTATCGTTGGTCGTCGTATTGTCGGCAAGGCACTTGTCGGAAGCACAGTCAACCCAATGGATAAGGGTGGTTCGCAGTACAAGCAGATTTGGAAAGACTCAGACCCGGGAAAGAGGAACGCTAATGGCAGAACTACCTCTGGACTTTACAGGCTTTTTATCCCAGCCTACGAATCGTTAGAGGGGTTCTTTGATGTTCATGGTAACCCTATTGTTGACGACCCACACTCTGAGATAAAAACACTCGGTGGGGACTTCATGACTTTTGGCTCCAAGACATTCCTAAAGAATGAAAGAGATGCTTTGAAGAATGATGCTAAGGAGCTGAATGAAACCATTAGGCAGTTTCCGTTTACTCCAGATGAGGCCTTCAGGGATAGTGTAGAGGGTAGCTTGTTTAACATCGGAAAGATTTACGAGCAGATAGAACACAACGACTCGCTGTATCCTAATCCAGTGGTAAGGGGAAACTTCCAATGGAAGGGTGGGGTACCTGACACTGAGGTTGTGTTCCTACCAAACCATCAAGGAAGGTGGTATGTTTCATGGATGCCAGAGCAAAGCAAGAGGAGCATCATGTCAATGGACAGAAACAAGAGGGTTCCACCGAATGGCGATATGGGTTGTGGTGGGGTTGACTCTTACGACCTCGACGCTACAGTAGACAGTAGGTCATCTAAGGGTGCTTGCCACATCTACAACAAGTTCAATATGGATGCCGCCAGTAACATGTTTGTCGCTGAGTACGCAAGCCGCCCACCTATGGCAAAAATCTTCTATGAGGATGTACTTATGGCTGCTGTGTTCTACGGTTACCCACTACTGATAGAGAACAACAAGTACGGTATCGTAAGACACTTTGAGGCAAGGGGTTACGATGGGTATGTGATGGACAGGCCAGAACACCTAAGGTCAACATCATCATCTGCAAACGTGAAGACTAAGGGCATTCCCTCTAATTCACAGGATGTAATTCAAGCACACGCATCAGCGATAGAAGACTACATACACAAGTATGTTGGTTTGAATGAGATGGGTGAACCCGGGCGCATGTACTTCAATAGGACTCTGGAAGACTGGATTGGATTTAAGATTGACAAGAGGACGAAGTATGACCTATCAATCAGTTCTGGT